ACCAGGCATGAAAGTTACTAGGGTTTGGTCGATGCCAAATAAGCATACGTTTGATATTGAGCCTATTCAGCGATTGATCGACAGTAAATTGTTTGGATTTTCGATAGACCCGTTTGCTAATCAATCACGGTTAGCAACGGTCACTAACGATATCGACCCTAGTTATGACACCGACTATAACCTTGATGCGTTGGATTTTTTACATTCCTTCGATGACCAGTCAGTCGATTGCGTACTTTTTGATCCCCCATATTCACCGTCTCAAGTATCTCGTAGTTACCAACAATTTAAGAATACGGTCAATATGACCGCAGAATGCAATGGCTTCTGGAGTCTATTGAAACAGCAGATCAAGCGTGTCGTAAAGCCTGGTGGGCTTGTTATATGCTGTGGTTGGAATAGTAATGGCATCGGCAAGAAATACGGTTTCTGTTTGCTGGAACTTCTTGTTGTGGCTCACGGAGGACGACACTACGACACTCTAGTCACTCTTGAACAAAAACAAACTACCTTGTTTGACGATCAGCCTAGTCGAGCAGACACATGAATGCGAATGCCGACTGACTTGGCCATTGCGTAGAGATGATCCCAAGTCGGCTTTCGCTCATTGTGTGTGAACCGATGCCATTGGCTTTGACTAATGCCTTCTGCCTTGATTGCTGCTTGATTTAGGGTAACACCCTTCTCCTGTCGTACTTCTTCAATCCAGGCGAGTAGTTGTTCTTTAGTGTCAATTTTCATCGATTTGCTCCTGTCGTTTAACAATCTTCCACACTGCTGAGCGTGTCCAGGATTTGCCTGAGCGATTGGTGTATCCGTCTTGATTTAGTTGGTTGGCAATCTTAGTTGCACCTAATCCGGTCGTCGAATAACGCCGTATCTTAGCGAGAATGTCGGTTTCCTGTCGACATGGAATCAATTGTGTCTGATCACTAGGATCGAACTGAAACCCAAACGGTGCAAACCTACCGATTCGCCTGCCCTGCTTACGTAGGTAGTTCATCGATGCCTGAGTCCGTTCGGCAATTGTCTCACGTTCCCATTGAGCTATCGTGGCAAACATATTTGCAATCATCCGTCCTGACGCTGTAGATGTGTCTATCGAGTCATACACACTAATCAGCACTTTAGACTTCCGGTCGAATGTCTCCATGAGGTCACACCAGTCACGCACTGAGCGACTAAGCCGGTCGAGTTTGGTGATGACTACACCGTCAACTCCGGTCGTACCTAGTCGTTTTAATGCCTGGCGAAGTCCTGTCCGGTCGACAGTCTTTCCAGACACGCCCTCATCGAGGAATGTGTCTATCAATTCATGATCGTGCAAGTCGCAGTACGCTTGCATCTTCTCAACCTGGTTGGCAATCGTTTGCTGATCTCCGGTCGAGACTCTGGCGTATCCTATAAGTTTCATATCGCCTCCGGTCGTCAAAGTTTCTCCGGTCGTCCGGTCGTATCTCCGGTCGTCCGTGGTCTAGTTTGTGGTTTTCAGGTGTTACCCTGGTGTTTTGTGTCGGTTTTCGGTGTTGTGCTTAGTCGTTTTTGTCTTTGTTGAATTCGTCGTGCAATTCGTCTGCCATACGTTTATATGATCCCTCACCTAGAACCATATCAATCGCCTGGTCGACCGGCATGCCGTCATTGATATAACCGGCTAGTATTGTGGTGATGTAGGTCATTTTCTGTTGTTCGTTCATTGTGTGTCGTCCTTTTGTGTTTGTTGGTGTTGTTTGTCAGATTGACTCAATCCAAGGCCCTGCAATCGCTTGTAAGGCCCTGCATAGAATCAATGCGACTAGTTAACCAAAACGGGAAAAGGTGTTTCCAGGGCCTGGAAGTATTCATCGTGACTAGGGCTCTTAAGCTTCAAGCCAACGACTACGCCCCGCTTGTCGGTAAATCGTAAGTCGGTTTTGTCACCGTTGATTACTTCGAACCCCTTATAGGTTTTTGGTAGTTCGGTGTACTTAGGACCTCTTGAGTCGGCAAACACTACGGCAACGTTGTTACCTTTACGTAGGGCCGATAGTGTGGAACGTTCATTACGTCCACTACGTGAATACGTCACCCAATAATTCTGCCGTACTGCGCCGATGCGTCGGCGGTCTTTACTGTAATCATAAAATTCACATTGCGGGAATTCGTCGATTAGTCCGAATTGTTCCCATGGGATATCGGACAACACATTTAACCGACATGCTACGGTATGCCCTTTACGTTCACCGTTTTTAACTTTGTTGGATAGTTCCCGGTGTAGTTTGTTTAGGAACCAATCCCGATGCTGAAAGAATAAAACCGTTTTAGCTATCTTGCCATAATGAATAGCACGATAGACGGCCCGTAAGCCGGTATTGTCCAGGCAAGCATTGCGGCAATCTATGGTAGAGAATAGACAGGTATTGAAACCTGATTGAGTAGACGGGGCCAAAGATAGGCCGTATGTCCGATAGTCTGCGCTGTACTTGTTAGACTTCGCCAACTTTGTATTGGCGTCACCGTCAGATAATAGCGTTTTAACGGG